TTAGCAATCATATGCGAGTCATCATCCGAGGACGGGCCTCCTGTTTGCTATCGCACCTGTCAGGAACAGCGTCTACACTTCTTTTTCTTGGCAGTAGATGCCTCAGCCCAATGGCCGTATCGGTACAAGTTCAATGAAGTATCTTTCCAAGACTTCAAACCTCTCCGGAAATCTAGGAACTGGTAAATCAACTCCAAGAACATACTTAAACCATGCTTTGTCCTCCCTTTTCCAAGGAGTCGGTTCAGCATTCTCATATTTATGCTTAACCTCACGGTAGTACTCAAACAGACTTTCATAATGAAAGACTGAAGTTCCATGCGACCAAGCTAAACCAATAATGCGCGTAAGCACATCACCGGGATCCTTGTCCACACTTTCTGGTAAACGCAACTGGGACTCGAGCAACTCTGTGCTTATATCCGCATGTCGCGATGACGTCACCGTCTTTCCCAAAAATTCAAAAGAAAACGGTCGAAGACCATCATCATCGTCAAAATTCATGAGCGTACTATGGAAACATCCCTTCGATGGGTGCATCTCCATGTTATGTCTTAGTAACAAATATTCCGAACACGCGAAATTATCATTACTTCGTAAGCCAAAACACAGCTTCACCAAGCTGTCATCTCCTAATACCCGAATGAAACGAACAATCTCCTGAACTGAATCAGGCTGAGCAATATTGAAAGTTCGAATCGCTCTAAGATAAAGGATAGTATCCAAAATCATGTATGCATTAACAAGGCTACCAATCAACTGAGTAAACAACGAACCACTCGGTATACCAGAGTAAGTTAAATACAAATCGTCGTACATAAGGATCGGTGTATTAATGAAATAATCCTTGATAAGCTTCCAAATCTTTCCATGCCATGACTGTGTAAACTGCAAGTGTTCACGAAGAACACTAAAAGCCCACTCAATAGCCTCAGCACAAATTGATCTGTCAAAATGAGAAAAGTCAAAGCCCAAAATGGCGCCAACACGATCGCCTGTCATTGCCCTATACAAACCAGGCAAACAACCATGCAACCAATTGACATTCCAAGCGAACAAATGACTTTGTTTCATCAAGAGAAAAAGTGGAGCACCAAAAACTGATTCAAACGTAGCAACCAGAATCGGAAAAACCCAAACTAACCTCGGTTTATTCTCTCCTCTTTTAC